GAGATTGGTCCTTTTCCGCGATTCCTTGCCAAGTACCCCCTGATAAAGGACCGCCAATCTGGTGGCTCAATAGGAGGGGGCCTGGTTAACCGATACTCAAGGTCTTTAAAATAAGAACCTTTATCGGCCAGGTATCCAGGCAAGGAAGGCAGTGATCTAGCAACATAGCTAAAGATCAGTGCCTCTCTACCCGTCATCCACTTTACAAGTCCATGACGGGGTAGACTTCCTCCAAAATAATGAGCTCGACACAATGTGGCAAGCTCCTTAATTTGGAGAGCGAAAGAGAAAGGTTTTTCCACCAAATGAACCTTAATAAAATTAAGGTTCCTTAAACCAATTGATGGTATATAACCCTTCTTCTTTCTGATCTCTTGATACGCTAGTGACACACAGTCAAAGACTGTACGTATAGCGTCAAGAAATTCATACCTTTTAAAGTATGCTTTTCTTGCACTGAGAGAAGCCTCGCCATCCTTAGGATAACCGAGGCCTTCCCTGCGATTCAGAGATCTTTCACTAGAACATGGGGCTACTGAATCAGTAGTTTTAAAGAACTTAAGCGTTTGTTCCGCCATAAGGACTCTCCATGTTTCTAATGAAACGCCTTTCCCAATGTCATTGACATGGGACCAGACGATATCTTCAGGATAAACAAGACAAAGAACATCAATGATGTCATCTGTTATCCTGAAGCTTCGAGCCACTTTCTCCAGGCCCGAGCGAAGAGAAACTCTTCGTTTGGGTAAACCTGGAGAAGTTGTATGCTCCAACCGTTTGGGGACCAAAAGCCCCCCTACGATTGATCGCATTATTTCTCGAACATCTCCAGGGTATGGAATAGGAATCCTTTGACCATACCCAATTAAATGGAGATCATATCCTTGGCCAACCCATCGAAACTTTAAGCAATTTGCCAAAAGTTCTACGGGCTGGACAAGGACGTGCCGTAGACGTCTTTCCTTAGACAATCCTTTCGTCGCGGGATAATAATCTCTCATTTAAGGGATTTAAATATCTCCGCGAACTGCTTCAACAGTGCCATTGTCCCATCCATAGGAGGGGTAATGACCGTTGGAGTGCCTAAGGGGGAACCAACAGGCGAAGAAACTGTATTCAGCGACTTAGCCTGGGAATCCCGTCTACGGACAGGCTTAGCTAATTTAGGCAAGACATCATTGATGCCCGCCTTATTGAACTTAGCCTGTAACTTCTGGTATGCGGAAAAGTATCGACGTTCCCTAGCGGTTTTACC